GCAGATACTCCACTGGACTGCCAGCATCATTCACTTGGCTACCAGCTGCAATGATCACAACTCCAAATCAAACTGGGCCCCAATGGTTCGGCCCTTCTGATGTAATTCAATTTAACGGCGTAGAAATTGGCGACAGCAACGACGTCATTCAATTCTTGTCACCAATTCAAGGGCTCCTATACCAAGGCGCTCGTGCTTTGTCAATAGCAACTCACCTTGACCAAGCGGCTGACCGTTACGCAACTTTAGAAACCGTGCCGGGATATTTACAGCAAAAGGGTGGCGAAACTCTTGACTCTGACAGCCTCAGCGAAATTGCAGCTGCATGGTCAGCAATGCGTCGCCAGAACGCAATCGGCGCGCTCAACGATTATGTCGAGTTCAAAGAGTTCAGCGTTTCACCAGCAGAAGTAGTTGCTGAACAACGCAAGTATCAGTCACTAGAAATTGCTCGCGTTTCTAACATTCCTGCCTATCTTGTTTCGGCACCGCAGGAAGGCTCAGGCCTGACGTACACAAATGTGCAGGACAGCAACCGTCAGTTATATCTGTATGGAGCCAAGCCATTTTTGGAATGTCTGCAACAGGTAATGAGTGGCTCTAACGTTTTGCCACGCAACCGTTATGTTGAATTTGATATCGGTGCTTATCTTGAAGAAGAAATGCACGACGTCATGGTTGAACCCGAAGTAGAAATGCCAGTAGAAAGCCCATCATGATTCATTTTGTAAATGTCCCCATCACTCTCGACGCCTCCGCTGGCGAAGATGCCCCAAAGACCATCACTGGCATTGCAGTCCCTTGGGCACCAGTGTCGGCAACCGTTATGGACGGCACCAAAGTTTCTTTTGCTCGTGGCGCTTTTGACCTTGACATGAAGGCACCCAAGTTGCTTGAAAATCACGACATGAGCCAACTTCGCGGCGTCGTGTCATCGCTCGCTGATATGCCCGAAGGACTTGGATTCACCGCCACGTTCGCAAAAACGGGCGCAGCCGCTGACGCCATTGAACTCGTAAAAGCAGGCGCTTACGACTCAGTGAGCGTTGGCGCTGTCCCAACAAAGTTTAAGTACGACAAAAACGGCGTCATGGTCGTTTCAAAGGCAGACCTCGTTGAGATCAGTCTTGTCGCACAGCCAGCATTCAAGGATGCTGTCATCACAGAAATCGCTGCATCAGAACCAGAAGAAGATGCAACCGAACCCACCCCAACAGATTCCGAGGAGGAACCAGAAGTGGCAACACAAGAAAACCCAGTGGTTGAGGTCGAGGCTTCAATCATTCCTACAACACCCATCTACGCAACCGCACGTCGCGAAGTAAAACTTCCAACCGCTGTTGAGTACATTTCAGCAGCAATCTCAGGCGGAGACCAATGGCGCGGAATGAGCGATGCACTTCGCGCAGCTGCACCAGACATCGTCACAACTGACACACCCGGAGTTCTTCCAACACCGATTATCTCACCCGTTTACAACAACTTCATTGGTCGTCGCCCAGTCGTTGATGCAATCGGCGCACGTGCCTTACCTACTGGTGGAAAAGTGTTTATTCGCCCTGAGGTCACAACCCACGTGACTATTGGTGCAAGTATTGCTGAGCAGTCACCAAGCCAAGGCACAATGGTCGTGTTCAACAACCAAGTCACCAAACAAATTTTTGGTGGATATGTGAATATCAGCGAAGCCACAATTGACTGGTCAGACCCTGCAATCTTGTCAGTTGTTCTTGACGACATGGGCCGTATCTACGCCAATGCCACAGACAACTACGCAGCAGACCAATTGGCTTCTGGTGCATCAGTAACACGCAACTTCACCGCTGCAGACTTGGATGACCCAAGTGTTTGGTCAGCATGGGTAGCAGGTGCAGCAACAACCATCTTGTCATCGTCTAACGGAAACTTGCCAACACACTTGTTCCTTGCAGCCGACATTTGGGGCGACTTGCTCGCACTGAGCGATTCCTCAAAGCGTCCGTTGTTCCCACAGGTTGGGCCAATGAACGCATACGGAAACCTTGCACCGGGACAATACAACGGCAACGCTTTCGGGTTGCAAGTTGTGGTTGACCGCAACTTTGCCAATGGCACACTCATTCTGGGTGACGCATCAGGATACGAACTGTTTGAACAGCAGAAGGGCGCAATCAGCATTGACTCGCCTTCAACGCTTTCACGCACAATCGCATTCCGTGGCTACTTTGCAGCGTTGATGATTGACTCAACCAAGTTCGTCAAGGCTGCTTTCGTCTGATAAAGACGAACTAGAAAGACTGCAAGACCATGGCCACCTTTAACCTCGCATTTCATACGCGGCTAGAGGACTATGCCATCTTGCAGACTTTTGTAGACACAGACATTCAACCGCAAGATTCGGTAGTGGTAGCAGGCGCGGGCCATAACTTCAATGGCACTCACACTGTTATTTCTACCGAACCTTACGAATTTATTGGCGTTTCAGATGAAGGCGACTTGCTTTTTGACTATGACGTCATCATGGAAAACCAGTTCATATTCGTCAGTGCAGGCGACGACCTTGCTCGAAGCATTGCCACTGGCACTGTCACCTTCACCCCGTCTTGCTCATGGATTACCTCAGCCGATGTCACCAGTTGGTTAGGCATCGAGGTTGCCACCGCTAATGACACCGCATTCATCGCTGTATGCGTCTCAGCGGCTAACAGTTGGGCATTCCGCAAGCGTAGAGAGGCTGGCTACACAGACAGCCTTACAACGGCTCCAGACGGCGCAGCCAAACTAGGCACAATCATGTATGCAGCCACCCAATATCGCTCCCGTGGCGCTGTTGACGGCTATGCATCTTTTGACTCAATGGGCATGGGCACACCAACCATGTCACTAGGTCAGATAATGCAGCTGCTTGGCTGCGGAAGGCCACAGGTCGCCTAATGGCTGCGACGGGCATTCTCTACGAAGCAGTCAACGCCACCAAGACCGCACTCACGGCTTTGGGCTTGAAACCAGTCACAGACCCACGCAACGCCCGACCCTTGTCAGTCATGATTGAACTACCAACGCTCGATGCCTTCACATACAACGTGGGCGACATTCGGCTAGTCATTCGTGTTCTTGCTGGGCCTCCGGGCAACCAAGATTCGGGCGATTACCTCATGACCACTGTTGACACAATTATGAACTCACCAATAGCCATAGTCGATGGAAGGCCATCTCTCGCTTCATACGGCGAACAGATGCTTCCCTGCTATGACATGACCGTTGCCGTAGCAGTACGGCGCAACTAACAAAAAGGAGCCACCAATGGCAACAACAACATTCCTATCCAACGCAACTATCGGAATCACCCAAGGTGCTACCACCACAGATATGTCTGATCAGGCAAATGCTTGTGCAATCACAATCGGTCAAGACTCACTTGAGTCAACAGCCTTTGGTGACACTGGGCATCGCTTTACGGGTGGCCTTCAAACAGTAGATGTGTCAATCACTTTCTTCTTGTCATACGGCGCAACCGAAGTTGAAGCCATCCTTGCATCATGCGTAGGCACAGGCACCACAACCTTGACCATCTCGCCATCAGGCGCAACAGAGTCAGCAACAAACCCTGAATACGTTCTCACCAACTGCATGCTTGCCAACTTCACGCCAATCAACTCAACAGTTGGCGAACTCGCAACCGTAGAGGCTTCCTTCACAGGCGGCACTTGGGTACGCGACATCACAACCCCATAAACAAGAAACAACACAATGCAACTCACGCTCAAAGTCACAACCGACCAAACAACCTATGAGGTCACAACAAACCTCTACGTCATCATTGCTTGGGAACGAAAGTTCAAACAAAAAGCCTCCAACCTTGCCACTGGCGTAGGACTTGAAGACTTGGCGTTCATGGCTTTTGAATCCTGCAAAGTAAACGGCATTGCAGTGCCAGCAATCTTTGATGATTATGTCAAGCGTTTGGTTGCCATTGAAGTTGTAACGGATGAACCTACAAACCCCACCAACGAGGCACCTACTCACGATCTCTAGCAGAACTGCTAGTTGAGACTGGGTGGTGGCCTCCACAAATACCTTTCGAAATGCAAGACATGAACACTGTGATTGACGTCCTAAACAAAGCAAGACGCAAATGACAGCCACGGCATCTATTGAAATTGTCGGCGCTAAAGAAGCCATCAAGGCTCTAGGCAAAATTGACAAAGACTTACGCAAGCAGTTCAATGCTGATGCAAAGCAAATTGCTCAACCATTGGTTTCTCTAGCTGCTTCTCGATATCCCGATACGCCATTGTCCGGTATGAATCGCAAATGGGTACAGGGCAACAAAACATTGTTCCCATATACCAAAGCAAAAGCAGTCAAAGGACTAAAGGTTAAGTTCTCAACTAGGCGCAATGATGCCAATGTCATCTATGTCACCCAGTCTGATGCTGGTGCTGTGGTGCTTGAAACTGCTGGTCGTGGCAAGACAACTTTGCTCTCTGAAAACCTTGCGGCTCGTACCAGTCGTATTTTGTGGCCTGCAGCCGATCAGTCATTGCCAGCCATACAGGCGGAACTTCGAGCGTTAGTATTGCGCGTAATCTCAACCGTAAATAAGGGCATCAAGTAATGGCTGTAAACATTCCCATCATCAGTGAGTTCGATGGCACAGGCATTAAGAAAGCCATTGCTCAATTCAAAGACTTAGAAACAAACGGCGAAAAAGCCCAGTTTGCAATTAAGAAAGCAGCCGTCCCTGCTGGGCTTGCATTAGCAGGTTTGGCTGTTGCTTTAGGTGATGCCGCTAAGGGCGCTGCCGAAGATGCAGCTGCACAAGTTGTTCTTGCTGGCAACCTTCGCAACTCAGCCCATGCCACTGATGCTCAAATTAAAGCGACTGAGGACATGATTACCAAAATGTCAATGGCTACGGGCGTGGCTGATGACGAGTTGAGGCCAGCGTTTTCCAAACTCGTTTTGGCAACCAATGACGTTGAGCGTTCAAACAAGTTGCTGGCTATTGCCCAAGATGTTGCAGCCGCTACTGGCAAGCCACTCGAAGCCGTAACCCAAGCCTTGGCTAAAGCCGAGATGGGACAATATGCAGCGTTGAAGAAGTTGGGCATCCCAATGTCTGAGGGCATTCAGGCTTCGATTGACCTGCAAAAAGAACAGAAGAAACTTGCCAAAGATGAGGCCGCCCTTGCTCTCGTCAAGTATCAAATTGCTGAGGGGATGCTTTCAGGCGAAGA